CAAACAAGGCTGAAGATAGCACTTCCGGGATTGTTTATCTGAATAATGCCCGACTAATTAACCATTGGATAGTTCCAAAAGGTTTACCAGCTATTAAGCAATGGTTTGATGAAGTAGGCTATGAATTAGCCCCGGACGTAGTAATAATTGAAAAGTTTGAGGCGCGTGACAATGACTTATCAAAAGATAATTCAGTTTTAGAAACTATCGCTTACTTTCAGTTATTTTTTCCGGAAGCTATCTTACAACGTAACGCCGGGTATCAATCGGACATACCGAATGAACTTCTAAAGGCCCTTAACTTATGGAAATTTGACAAAAGTCACCACCAAGACGCTAGAGCATCCGCCCGTTTGGGCTTGTTTTGGGCCGTAAGAAATGACATTGAAGAAGTTGTTTCAGATATTGGAAAGGCGGTGATAGAAAATAGCATTAAAATTAAAATTAAAGAAATGGCAAGAAGAAGCCGTAAAGCGTAGCGATAGACTAACAAACGGTATCTTTTTAGAAGCCCTTGGGGGCCGTGGCAAAACAATTTGCGCACTTGAGATCTGTAAGCATAAGAAAGCTAAGAAAGTTTTAATCTTAAATAACCGCTTATCTATCCTTGAAGGCTGGAAAGACACGGTTCAAAAGTTCGGTTATTTGGATAATTGCGATTTTGAAATTATCACGGATAGAGCTTTACAGAATAGGGTTAAAAAGGGCCTTAAAATCGCTTGTGACATCTTAATAATAGACGAATGGCAGAATATGAGTAGCGAAAAACTACGGGGCTTATATCGCAAAATAAAGCGTAAATACACTATAGGGCTATCCGCTACCCCAATCAGGAAAAAGGGGCTAAATTTCTACCCGCTTGAAAAAACAATCTTTGGGCGCGCTGATCCAAATAATAAATTTGATTGGCAAAAAACACATGGCCAAATGGTTTACGATCCGTTTTCTTACTCTAAAGAAAAATGGAAAGATTTTAAAAACTATGAAAGCTATGTTAATAATCTCCCTAACTTCTTCCGCTGGGAAGAAATCGAAAAGATTGAGCAAGCAACGGAAAACAACGGCTACAAGATCCGCTTTTATAAAAAGACTTTAAAAGTCGGAAATCCGGAACTTTTGAAGAAGTTCAGGAAGCTGAATTTAGTAACGGTTAACGGAAAGACCGCCATAGCAAAACAATCCTTTGGCCGGGCTACCTTTGAACGTTACTTACAACAAACCGGGGTAGAAGTTGACTTTCCAAAGTTGAAACCAACAAACCAAGATACCCCACTATTAACCATGCTTGACGGTTTAATAAAACGAACTCCTGAAGATATGCTTATAGTCAGCAAGTCCAAACAGATTGTAAATGTGATCCATGAACGACACCCGAAAATAGGAATATGGACCGGGGACCGACAGGAAGGACTAGAAAGAAAGGTAGTAGTTGCTACCAGTCAAGTCCTAGGCGTCGGAGTGGACGGCTTACAACACAAGTATAAGACTATTGTAGTGCTGGACCCGGTAAGTGAAGAATCCGGAGAGTATGACGATTATAGGCAATTGCTTTGGCGGATCACGGGAAGCAGGCAACAACATGATGTGAACGTGATAGAGTTTTATTTTAAGGAAGGATAACAGATGAATATTGAAACAATCGTATTCAGTACACTTATTTTCCTAGTAGGTTTCTTACTAGGAGAACGCGCAACAAAAGAAGAAAAGAAAGATAATGAGGATTTAAACAATGACTAAAGTAACTACTAAATATTATGTATTCCGTGACAAAGAAGAAGGCGATTTTTTGGCTAAATACCAAAGTAAAGGCACACTCGCATACCATGCAGAATATACGGATGAAATTCATAAAGCTTTAACAATGATTCCGGAAGCTTATGAAGCGCAAAAGAAACAAATGAAGTTGCTTGCTAAAACGCTAGGCGCTGAAATTATTGAAGTAAACGCAACTTTTGAATTGACTTACCCAAACGGGGATGAAATTCGTGAAATTGAAAAAGATGATTCAGATGGCCTTGGTGACTTTTGGCGAATTTCTAAAACGCCGTTTAGCTGAAGCAATTTTTGGGGAAGGTGAATAAAATGGCCTTTAAATTACCTGAAAATAAACCACAGAGCCCAAAGGACACGCCCCGGAACTTCTTCTTTTATGGTGAAACCATGTCAGGAAAAAGCTATTTGGCGAATGAGTTCCCGGCGCCTATCGTCCTAAATACAGATGGTAACGCTGAAGCGAATACCGTCCCTTCAATCCAGCTAGTGAATGAAAAGGATGAACAAGGGCGAATTACTAAAAGTGTTATTTCTCAAATTGGTGAAATTCTTTTGGCCTTGCAAACTCAAAAACACACTTACCAGACGGTGGTAGTTGATGTTATTGATGATGTAATTGAAATGATCAAAATTGCCGTTTGTGACGAATTGACACCGCCCGGTAAGCCCCGCTTGAAATCCTTGTCAGAAATTCCTTACGGGAAAGGCTATGATTTCTTCAATCAGGCGATCACTGAAATGGTAATTGACTTGAAGGCTTTACCTATGAATGTCATTTATATCAGCCGTCAAGTTTCCGAATATGATGATAATGGCAACGCTACAAAAGACAAACCAAGCCTAAAGGATAAGTATGTAAACCTAATTAATGGTAATTCTGATTTGATGATCCATACCGAAAAAGTAGGCAACAACTATAACAGGGAAGTAGAACGCAAACGTAAGAAATACTATATGGATCAAGTTGATGATAAGGCTATCTTGAAAATCTTATCAACAATCCGCGGGGCCTTTGAACCATCTAAAGCACCAAGCAAGCCGGCACCAGCCAAAAAGGAAGAAGCCAAAGAAGAAAAGCCAAAGGCGACTAAACCACAGAAAACAAAAAATATTTCTGAAGATGATCTTTTCTAAAGGAGAATTTTATGAAGGTAAAATGTTTGAAATTCAATACGTATTACGACGATACGGAATATATTGAACGGTGTATCAATTCGGAACTAGAAGGAAAAGAAGTTATTGATATTAAAGTAAGTTCTTCACACTATAAAAACGAAGATGAAATGTTTTTGTTTGTTACGATTTTATACAATTAATTCAAACACAAAAGGAGAATTAAACAATGAGTTTACTAGACATTGCACAATCAATCAAAAAAGAAGGGTTTGACCCTCGTAAGGACAGCGCAAACGGTCCGGCACCAATTCCGGCCGGTGAGTACCAAGCTATTCTTAAATCCGTACAATTTAACGTAGCTGAAAGCGGATGGGAAAGCCTACAATATCGCTTTGAAATCCGCGGGGGTGATTATGATGGCCGGACGGAATACGTTTCATTCGGAACGCTTGACACTTGGAACGGGAAAGATATTGGTTGGTCCGTAGAACGTACTATCAAGTTCTTCCAAAAAGCTTTGGCCTTTGCGGACGACGCACCCCTTAAATCCGACTTTGATGATGGTAAGGCCCTAGAAGAAGCCCTTAACCGTAAAGCGGTAGGAACCTACTATACTTTGGTAATCACTGAATCAGAAAGCAAGGGTAAGACTTACCGCAATTATGATCTTAATGAAGCTGAAGGCCTACCAAATACAGACGCTATTGAAAACAATGATGATGATCTACCATTCTAATATTTAGGAGTAAATAGGAATGGCTAGCATGAAGCACTACGCTTTACAATATCAGAAGTTAGGCTTTGCCGTCATTCCTATCAACCCTAAAAATAAAAGGCCTATGATAGAATTTGCGGACAAGCCCAAAATGACACCGGAAGAAATAGCAGAATTTTGGGGCCAGCACCCAAACGCTAACATAGCCTTAAAGACTACTAATTTCTTTGTGATTGATATTGATAAGCACGGCAAAGAAAACGGGTTTGAATCACTCAAACGCTGGAAGTATTTAAACCTGATCGAACCAACCTTGCAAGCCAAAACCGCAAGCGGTGGGAAACATTTATTTTACTTCAAAAGGGAAGATATACCAATCTCTCAAATGATTGGCTTTCTTCCAGGGGTGGATATAAAAGCACATGAAAACAATTATGTTTTGGTGGCACCATCCGCGACGGAAAAAGGACAGTATGAATGGGACCTGGAGAAATCAAGTGAAGGCGGAACAATGGTTACACCTTCTAAAAAACTGATCCAGGCCATCAAGAAAACCTACCAGGAAACACACGGTTACCATTCGGAAGGACTTAAAAACCTAAAAGAAAGAAGCCTGACCCGTGACCGGAACCAAACGACAGAATTATTTGAAACTATCGCGGTAGGGTTTGGTGATGAAGGCGAACGGAATGACAAACTAGCTAAGTTTGTAGGCGGTTTACTTTTCCGGGCCGTGGATGATGAATATATTCTAAGGCTTGCAGAAATCGCAAATGGAAACAGTATGAACCCTTTACCTGATATTGAGGTAAAAAGGACAGTAGAAAGCATGATCAAAAAAGATAGAAGGGGGTGAGAAAGATTAGTAATGTCGTAAGTATAGACAAAAACCCTAAGTTGGTTTTGACGGATAAAGGCGCTATCAAGGCTACTAGCCCGGCTAATGTGGTAATGTGCCTAAAGGCTGATGAGCAGTTAGGGCAATATTTAAGGCGTAATGACTTTTCCCAAGAATATGAATTGACGCAAGAAATCCGGTTAGGAAATACCACATTTCAGGCCGGGGAATTGCCCGCCAGTTTTGTGAGTGTCCTAACTGTTTACTTTGAAAATAATTTAGGGGTTGTTTATTCGCCCAACGCCATGAAGGCCGGTCTTGAAACTTTCTTTTCTGAACGGTCTTACAATCCGGTGAAAGAATACATGGAGCGCGTGGCCATGAAATGGGACGGTAGAAAGCGAATTAGAAAAATGTTTCAACATTATCTGGGCGCTGAAGATACCGAACTAATTTCAAAGATCGCGGAAATGTGGCTAGTCGGTGCCGTGGCCAAAGTCTATGAACCATTCGTTAAATTTGACTATGTTTTAGATCTTGTCGGTGGTCAAGGCGTAGGGAAAACGTCCTTACTTCAGAAAATCGGTGGGCCTTGGTACACCGACGCTGTAACGGATTTTAACAATAAGGATAATTTTGACATTATGTTAAAAAGCCTAATCGTTAATGATGATGAAATGGTAGCAAGTAACCGAATGTCATTCGCGGAAACTAAAGCTTTTATTTCAAAGACTAGCTTACGTTACCGCCGGCCTTATATGTCCAAAACGGAAGAATTTGCCAAAAATTTCATTTTGGCCCGGACCACTAACCAGGTGGAATATCTGAAAGATAAAACCGGTGAACGGCGCTTCCTTTCCGTGATGGTGGATGGTGCAAGGCAAAAAAAACACCCTATGGAAATTGAGCAAGCTACAATAGATCAGATTTGGGGTGAAGCCGTTTCAATCTATAAAGAAGGTTTTGAACTGAAATTTGACGCGGAAACGGAAGCAGAATTTGAAACATACCGGGAAAAATTCATGTATAGAGATGAAGTTGAAATACAGGTGCTTGATTACCTTGAAATGCCTATCCCTTCAAATTGGGAAAAAATGACGGTACAGAAACAGCACCAATATACCGCTTCATGGTTTGACAATTCTTCAGAGGTTGAATTTGGAACGGAAGAACTCAAACGAGTTTCAACCCGTGAAATCATGTACAACTTATTTATGAAAGGTTCGAATGATCGCAAGCTTTCCGCAAAGATTAATTTGATTATAGGACACCTTCCGAATTGGGAGAAAAAAGCCTATAAAGCGAACGGAAAAACAATCAAAGGCTTTGTTAAAATTGATTAATATTTTATGACTTTGTGAAAAAAAATTACGGTAACTGATCGGTAACCTACGGTAACTTTCGGTAACTTTTGGGGTGGAGATCGGTAACTTTTTAGGAGATCGGTAACCTTACGGTAACCGTGAAAACCCTTGGTATTATTGACTTTATTAATAC